GCCTATAACCAATAGATGCACCTGACCCAATGGCTATTGCATAATTCGATGACGGATAACTAATCATGCTGACGTTGTTTCCAATCACTATATCATTTTCTGCTTCCGATGGTGCTGTAGATGCACCTATAACTATGTTTGGATTGGTTGAGCCTTCATCAAAATGCAACATTTGCACGTTATTTGAACGTATATTAAAACCAACTGCATCGGTTGTTCCTAAAAAATTAGTTGCAGGATCAGTACCTGCATTTCCTGTCAATCCCCATCCTCTAGGTTGCCACGAAGCAATTCCATTATCATCAGATGTTAATACGCGCCCCTGAGCCTGATTGCCGTCATTTATTATCAATGAGCCATTATCATGAGCAACAAATCTTTGAACTTGGTTGCTATCTTTGGTTTGAAATAAAACTCCTGATGTTGGTTTACCATACACTGACATACCACTATCCTGAGTGTATTTATAATAAATACCATGAATTAGAGAATCATTTGTATCGGCAAAACCTTGACCATATCCAGTAAAAACACCTCCAGTAATTGCGGTATTCCCTGCCCCATATTGATAATTATCCATGAACCATCTAGGAATTACAGTAGCATCATTATGACCATGCCTCACAATCCATGACACCGAATCTAAATTTGATTCTACGTGATTATTATTGTAACTACCCTGAGATGCCAATTGTATTGCCTTACCCGCATCAGAAAGAATATAAAAATTTCCGTTTCCTGTTGACAATGAAACATCCCCCAAAGTAGAACTGATAGATATGCCATTTACTGTTTGAAGGTAAAATGTATGATTTCCCGCAGGAGTATTTCCTAACGACATTATATTTGAAAAAGACGTGTCTTGATATGCCCAGTAATTTCCGTAGAATGGGCTACCAATAATACTATAACTATTGCCCTGAAATGACTTATTGACCCCAACCATTATAGAATCGAAAAAATCACCTCTAACATCTAATTTATATTGCGGAGTTGTGCCTATCCCGACATACCCTTTGTAATTGTAATTGCCGAATATATTAGTAGTGCTTTGAGCGTTAAGCAATACGGGCAAGCAAAAAAGAATAGCAAATAAATATCTCATCTTAATAGTTTACAAGTACTTTATAAATCACGAATAGCGTTTCACCGTTAGCAAGTCCATTTGTCAACGTAATAACTCCAGTTGCGGAGTTAAAACTAAACTCAGTGTTTAGCAAAGGCTTGACCTCCCTTTCTATTTGCACGATTTGATTGCCTTGCAACTCTGTTATTGTAATATTGTTTTCTCCATCAGCAGATGCCGTGTAACTTACATTTCGAGTATCTGAATATTGTTGAGGCATAGGAATGTTATTTTGATTGTTAGCACCAAACAATGTAGCATATACAATATTATTTGAAGCTGTTAAACTTTGAATTGACTGATTAGATACAAGTGAATTATCCCATTGCACTTGCTGACCCGAATATGGTACTTCATTAGGCTCTAGACCGTTATCAACTAATAGCTTGATATAATTATCCATTGATCCGTATGTATTGATACAAACATCACTAAATGAACTATTCGATACGCAACTAAATATTTGCATCAGGGTCTATTGTTACTTTACCATCATTAGCGACAGTTACCGTAGGATTGCCCACCGTGTAATTGTCAGCTTCTAAATTTATTCTTATTGCTCTTTGGATAGCTTGCTTATTTATTGAGCCTCCGAGCCATGCCAAAATTCCTACACCTTCAAATGGAAATTCTTTCCACCATCCCGCAAATGCATTTATAGTGTCTTCTATATGTTGTTCATCACTTGGCACAATAGCAATATCACCCGAACTAATATCGAGTGCGCCATTAGTATATTTCATGTCATATCTTGCCATGTGTGATAAGCGGGTTTTCTATGTCAGCCTTTTGCGTATCTGTTAATTGTTGACCAAACCATGCGCCTGTTGCACCTTTTAAAGCCGCCCCTCCGTCATTCGGCACAGGTGTCCATCCACTAAACGCGGTCTTTAAAGTATTGATGTCATTTTCGATTGTATTCAATCTATTCACAAGATCATCAATCTTTATCAAACCTCCATAACTGCCATCATTTATACGAATAATGCTATTATCGGATTGTGTACTATCAAAAAGCGTCAAAGAACTATCCCCTACCTGCAAATATACCTTTTTTATGTCAGAATATAAACAGACAAATGGGCTATTGTATGTGGATGTAATTACTAATACATTGGAATCCACAACTGGGATTATAAGTAATCCGTCACATACTGCCGACTGCAATAATACATTAGGAATGTCTATTTCATTATCGCCCGATACGGTTGTTACTACACAAGTACTAGCCCCTTCATCTACGCTTTTTACAACGCCTTGAATGAGCCTAACTTCATCCTGCTTAAATGTTCCTGCCAGCTTTTGAATTGCCGTTACTATCGCTCTATCACTCATGCGGGGGTTACTATTGCGGGAGGTGAAATAGGTTGCACTTGACCATTTACCTCCACCATTTTATAATGAACTGTTATCTTTTGCCTAGTGCCTTTTACGCCACCCGAATAATTAACGGATTTGACTTTATACAATCCGTTCCGATCGGGCAATACGGGGTCTTTTATACGCACATTATCCCCTTGATTAACGTATGGTATGCCAAATGTGGTAAATGAGCCTTTAAAACCTGTATAAAAGAATTTTTGTAACTCATCTGCTCCAAGTTGCGCTAGTTCCTGTGCTGTTTTGACATTAGGATAGAAAAGTGTTCTGCGTTCGCCCTCCTCATTGGCAGGAAAATCCTCGCCTTTCTTTTTAACTATGTATTTAAAGTTTCCACTCATTGCATCTGAATACACCAATACGGATAGCCTTTCTTGTTTGGTTTTTGTTTCTCCTTGCTTATTTGTGCCTCCGTCAACAGTATTGATAGAATTGCACACCGCCGACAGCTTAACATCATCCCTACGCTGAAAATCTAATTCATCACTGATAATGTTTTGCTGAAAAATAAAATTGTGTGTATTGGCTTCGGATTCAATATATACAACTGATCCTATACGCAATTCATCTCCCCTAAAATAAGCCTCTAAATGATATTCTTTGCGTAGCCTAGCTAATAGTTGCGCCACCGATTCATTGTTTAATATAAAATCACCAATGGTTGTAGATGTAAGAGCATTAACAGTAAATTCAGTGCCTTGCAACAATAACTTAAGTAAATCTTCAACCGTTTTAGTCTTGCTCCATACTTGTGGCTTACAAGGTATTTGCTTTAATAGCCACATATTATCTTCACACTCTAACACAATAGGCTTTTTAGATGTGACTTTTGATATGTACCCTTGAAACACTGGCGCATCAGGCATATCTAAATGCTCAATCCCCGCCTCATTGTATGTATAATATCCGTAATTTAATGCGACCTTATCCCCGCGCTGAAATAGCGTATTGATTTGGTTGTTAGTTCCCGATAAGGGAATTAAATTACCGTTTGCATCCTTGACATAAATATTCTTTGGAAATGTCAATTTTAACTGATTGGTCAAATCTACCCATGTATCCGAACCCTCATACTCATTCACAAAGTCAAACGTAAAAGCAAGATTGCGCCCGTCTCCGTTCTTTTCAATTTGCTGAAAAGAAACGTAGGTAACGCATCTGACCATGTATGTTTTCATTACTGTGCAGGGGTTATGATTCTCAATTCAACTGGAGCATCCGATATAGCATTAATTACAAATGTCTGATATGAATATCCTCCCGCTATCTGTGGGAATGAATAAGACTCAACCGTTAGATTAGTAACGCCCATATTATTAAGCCACCAAGATATTACACCTTTGCTCACTGGAGCGTCTAACCATTGCTTTAATAGCTTAACCGTATCTTTTGGATGCACTCCATTTTTACCAGTTATTATGCCATTAATGGTGATTTTCATATCATCCTTTCCGATATATTCTTTTACAGAACCGTCCCTACCTTGTATTTCTGTACGTACAATTCTGATAGGTTGGTCAACTGTTATTATAACAGTATTCAATGCAAGTAATACCCTATTTGTTGCCGTTTGCTGAGTAGCATTATTGGGCAAAGTTATAGTCCTACCCGTAAGATTATCGGTATAAGAACAACCCAT